TATCGAGTGCTTTACCGCACTTCGGTCGCAAATCTTGCGAGCTGATCATGGCTATCATGATGGATGAATATTGGGGCCAAGGTGGTTCTTACCTTCTTGATTCCAAAACCGGCAAGCGGAAGCTCATCGAGCGGACAGAGCCGGCCAACACTCAACCCGAGGAATTGAGCAATGGCTCTGCTAACACGGAAACGGCTGATTCTAGCCAAGGCTGAAGCTACCTACGGCACCGACCCAACACCAACTGGATCGGCTAATGCGATCCTAGTGCGTAATTTAGAAATCACGCCGCTTCAATCTGACATTGTTCAGCGTGAGCTAATTCGCCCTTATTTGGGTAATTATGAGCAACTGCTTGCTCAAACCAGGGTGCAGGTAACTTTTGAGGTTGAACTTGCCGGCTCTGGCGCTGCTGGTACTGCACCTGCCTATGGCCCCGTGCTTAAGGCTTGTGGGCTGTCTGAGACCGTGGTGGCCACCACTAGCGTTACCTACGCGCCAGTAAGCACCAGCTTTAGCTCGGTCACGATCTACTTCTATCAAGACGGCATTCGTCACATTGTGACCGGCGCCCGTGGCACATTTACCCTCAATGGCCAGGTTGGAGCGATCCCTACCATCGCCTTCACGATGACCGGAATTTATAACGCTCCTACCGATACAGCGCTTGCTACGCCGACCTATGCCAACCAAGCAACACCGCTGATTTTTAAAAACGGCAATACCACCAGCTTTTCAGCCTTCAGCTATTCTGGTGCGCTGCAGTCAATTGATCTTAATGTTGGCAATGAGATTGTCTACCGCGAATTGATTGGCGGCACCAAAGAAGTGCTGATTACTGACCGCAAGCCTGCCGGCACCATGTCGATTGAGGCCGTGCTGTTGGCCACTAAGAATTATTTCACGGTGTCCACCGGCTCAACCACCGGCAGCGTTTCGTTCCAGCATGGCACCACTGCTGGTAACATTGCAACGCTAACGATGGCGCAGGCTGATCTGGCTGATGCTTCGTATGCCGAGCTGAACGGCATTGCAATGCTAAACCTGCCTTATGTGGCGACTCCAACCGCCGCCGGCAACGACGAACTGTCCCTTGCTTACACCTGATCTTTATGGCATTTGTTCTTAAGCAGTCAGACACTTACCGCTGGCCAGTCTCGTTTGAAACACCATCCGATGGTGGACGCCATGAAAAGCAGACTTTTGATGGCGAATTCAAGCGGTTGTCACAGTCTCGCATTCGTGAGATTGGGCAACTGATTGAAACCAGCGAAATCACGGATGCTGCTATTGCGACCGAGGTACTGGTTGGCTGGTCTGGAATCAATGATGATTCTGGCCAGGAAGTGCCCTTTAGCCAGGTTGCCTTGGAACAATTGCTAGAAGTGCCGATGCTGGCGGCATCTGTCATCACTGCTTATTTTGCCAGCTTGAACGGAGCGAAAAGAAAAAACTAATAGATGCCGTTGAGCATTGGGCTCACGGCAGAATAATTGACGAAACAGAAAAGGATGCTGCTGGCTTAGGTATTGACGCACCTGAGCCAACAGCTAAACCTAGCAATTTTGAAGTGCTGCCAGAGAATTGGGCATCTGTCGAAATGTTTCTTAGGCTGCAAACTCAATGGCGCACCAGTGCTAGCGGTGTGGTTGGGCTAGACTATGGCGTGATGGCATGGATCTTTAGCATGTATATGGTCAAAGACCAGCGTTTGCTTTTTGAAGATCTTCAGGCCATGGAAGCCGCCGCGTTGGCCATCATTAACAAGGAGACGTAAGTCATGAATCTTGACGCACTTTTAAGAATCAAGGCTGACGTTGTAGGCGAGCAAAATATTCAACGTCTTGGCAATTCCATGAAGGGGTTGCAAGGTAATGTTCAGAATGCTGCATTAAGCATGAAGGCGCTTGGCGCTGCTGTGGCTGGTTCGGCTGTTGTTGCTGGTTTTACTGGCATTATTAAAAAAGCAACAGAGGCAGGTGATCAGTTATTTGCATTACAACAAAAGACTGGTATATCGGCGCAATCCTTAGTTGGCATTGGCAATGCTGCCAAATTGGCGGATGTTGACATAGAAGTGCTTGGAAAAGGTTTAACCAAATTAAATATAGCGTTAGCCAATGCTGGCGCCGGAAATAAAGAAGCAGCGCAAAAATTTGCAGGGCTTGGCGTATCAATAAAAAATGCAACTGGGCAAATATTGCCAGCGGATCAGGTATTAAAAAAACTGGCTGATCGTTTTGCTGATATGCCTGATGGCGCAGGCAAAGCCGCTGCCGCTGTTGCTTTATTTGGCAAAGCTGGTACGGCGTTAATACCCTTGCTAAATGAAGGCGCCAAATCAATGGAGCAGTTTACCTATAAGATTAGCGATGATTTTGCGGCAAGATCTGATTTGTTTAACGATACAATTACAACAATGCAAATTAAGGCCAATGGATTTGGCTTGGAATTAACAGATGCAATGCTGCCAGCTTTGCAATCTATTTTAGATGAGTTTGGTAAATTATTTGATTCTAAAAATGATTGGACGGCATTGTTTGATATAATAAAAGTTGGCTTGCGTGGCGTGGCCACAGTAATTTTTGCTACCATTCAATTAGTTGATCAATTTACAAAAAGAATAGTATTTACTTTTGACGCAATTGGCAAAGCAATAAGGGGAGATTTTAGTGGCGCTGGTCAAGCGTTAGCCAAGGGTGCTACCGACAGCGCAAATAAATTTAAAGAAAATGAAAAAGCATTTCAGCGGATATGGACAGATGCGCCATCCCCTGGCACTGGTCGCCGCACGGGTGGCACTGCTGCTGATCTATCTGCTATGGGAGTTGCTGGTGCTGGTGCTGCCCAGCCGTTTAAATTAAGCAGTCGCGGCCAAGCGTTAGTAGCAGCAGCAAGAAAATTAGGCGTTAGCCCCTTGGATCTGGCAACAATTATTGATTTTGAAACCGGCGGTGCGTATAACCCATCGATGATGGGTGGAGCTGGTGGAAATTATATGGGTCTTATTCAATTTGGCGCACCTGAGCGCCAACAGTATGGTGCATATAAGGGCCAATCTTTTGAAGAACAAGTGCAAGGACCAGTTGTTAGATTTTTAAAAGATAGGTTTGCAAGCGTAGGCAAAAGCACGGAAGGCGCAGATCTCTTGACATTGTATAGAACAGTACTAGGCGGCAACCCAAATGCAAATATTAACGCCCAAGACGCTTTTGGCACTAGCCCGGCAAGTGGCGTGGCTCGAATGGGCGCCAATAGAAGGCGGGCATTAGATACATTCTTTGGTGGCACAATTAAAAACGTGCCTTATGGCGCTGCCGAAGCCGGAGCAAATGCTTCGGATAGGTTTGACGCTGAAAAGAAAATAAGAGAAGAAGCCGAAAAACGCTTAACTACTGCCAAAGATTTACTGGATAAAAATTTATCAACTTTTCAAATTTTACAAGCTGAAACACCATTACAAAAATTAGCTGCTGAATATGACGAAAAACGCGCCAATCGGATGCGCGAATATGCGGAAAAATATAAAAGCGCATTAAGCGATCAAGAGACGCAAACTTTAATATCCGCGCAATCGCTTGATGCTTTAAATAGTGAAATGAATTATGCCATTCAAGCCAGCCAATTAGTTGCAGAGCAAATATCCGTCATTGACAATGGCTTAATAGGATTTACAAGTATGCTTTCTGAAACTTCCCCAATTATTGAAAACATTGCATCAACGATTGGCAGCGGCATTGGTTCAGCAATTGATTCGTTGATTACTGGCACAAAAAGCTGGGGCGACAGTTTGCGTGAGATTGGTTCTAGCGTATTGAAAGATATTGCCAAGCAATTGCTGCAAATGTCGGTTGTTGGTCCCGCTACTAAAGGTATTGGAAATTTATTGGGTTCATTATTTCCTGCCGCAATTGGCGCAATTGTTCCTGGCATTAGCGCGGCTGGCGGCCCTGCATTTGGCATGAATGCTGCAACTGGTGGCGTTGCCGGGTTCGGAATGCCATCGCTTATGGCCAATGGCGGCATCATGACACCCATGGGGCCAATGCCGCTCAAACGCTATTCCAATGGCGGCGTTGCCAATAGTCCGCAGATGGCAGTATATGGCGAAGGGAGTAGGCCTGAGGCATTTGTGCCATTGCCTGATGGGCGCAGGATTCCGGTAAAACTAGACGCTGCTGGAGCGCTAGGCCGTTACCCACGGCTTGACGCCGGCGGCAATAGCGGTGACACTGCAACTGGTGCTGGCGCAGACAACAACACCGTACTAGCAATGAACTTTGAAACCACGCAATTCCTAGGCCAAGATTGGGTAAGCAAGGATCAACTCATGGCTGCTATGGCTGCAACCGAGAAACGCGCCGCCACCGCCGGTGCAAAAGCTGGAGCGCAACAGGTGGCAAGTAAGATGAGAACATCGCCCGCATTCCGCAGGCAGGTGGGCATCTAATGTCAGTCGTTGTAATCGGTAATTTTCTGACGTTTACTAAACATGATGGCGGCAAAAGCTACTGGCAAAATTTCTTTAACGACAATGCCGTTAGCTTTGATGGCATTAGCTGGAATCTATTGCCCTTTGTTTACCAGGGCGCAACCAAAACCAAAAATGGCGACAATATATCCAGCCAGTTAACGCTACCCACCAATCAGCTAACGCTGGCTTGGACCCGGGACGCCGTAAATAACAATTGGGTTGCCGAGGTACGTACATATCAACTCACCGATAGCTACACACCGATTACGCCACCGCGAGGTCAGGAGATTTGGCTCTGCACTGGCATGAGCTACAACACGCAAGGAACTCAGCTTGAACTCAGCAGCCCGCTTGATGCAATTGAATCCCGCGTACCAAACCTACGGTTCACCGCCAAGCAGGTTGGGGCGCTGCCGTCGACCGGTGCTATTAGGTCCGGCTGATCTAATCGGCCTACCGTACAAGCTTGGCGCTGATCCCTTTCGCCATGGCGCCACCGACTGCGTCAACCTATGCCGTGCGGTGCTGCAATTCCAAGGCATTGATACGCCAGTACCAACCCGCGATTGGTACAGGCGGCTTAAGCGTGGAGACGTGTCGGTTTTTGCGGAGCAGCTAAACTTATGGGGAAGCCCGGTGATGTACGCGTCGCCAGGGACAATTGCCCTTAGTCAGGCTAGAATTGGCTATGGGTTAGCCGCCTTCTACGATTCAGGATGGATCCATTGCAACGCCCAAACACTCCGCGTAGCATGGTCCCCAGCCGTCAATACCGTGGCGCTGTACTCCCCTGGGAAAAGCAACTGATGGATGCGCTGGGCATGAGCCCAGAGGAATATGCGTGGTATATTAGTGAAATTGCAAATATTAGGCCTGAGCGCAGTGCAGCCTATGACCATATTCCGCATGTAGTTTGTGATCCGCTTACCGTCTCGATCGTTGGCACCGTTGTCAGTACAGGTCTAAGCTTTGCGGCTCAAGCACTAGCACCCAAACCTAAAATTCCAAGGCAAGACGATCCAGCCGGAACACCGCAGAATCTCGAAGGCGAGAACATAAGCAATAACCGTAAGTTTGCCAACGTAGATGGTTTTACCTCAGTTCAAAACGTTGCAAGGCTGGGCGAGGTAGCGCCATTGGTATTTGCCAAGCGGGAACAGATCGGCGGCAGGTGGTACGGCGGTGTACGTGCTGAAACCAAACTACTGTGGAGCCAATTACTAAGCCAAGGCGATGGCCAGGAGCTGGTGGCGCTGTTTGCGCTTAATGCCATGCAAATGGCAAAGCCTGATTTTGAAGGCTTGGCAATTGGCGACACGTTGCTTAAAAACTACCAAGAACCTAAATTGTGCATTTTTTACCGCAGCGGAGAAGTGCCGCAACGGTTGAACTCAAACACCAGGATTGGTGGAACGCTTGCGCCCCGGTCACCTAGCGATATTATCGTTGCCGAGTATGCCAACCAAGGGCTACAGGCAATTTTTAGCGGCACCCGAACACCAACCGGCAGCACTGAATTTGGTACGTATCAGCCTGTTCGCAATGGTCAGGATTGGCGGCTGCCATTTAAGCGCGTAAAGGTTGTATTTGACTATAAGAACATCACTGCCGATAGTCAAAGATCATTTTCCCTAGCCCAGCTTGAACGTCAAAAGATTGAAAGTTACTATGGTTCTTTTTGCGGAATTAACAAAATTGATAGCACGTCATATAGCGGATACCAAGAAAATTTCCAAGAAGTTGACGGGAACGAGATTGAATATACAATTTATGCTGATCAAAACGAAACCAACTTT